AAATTATCAAAACCGAGCTGTTCGCGTTTTTCTTCCAAAGTTTCGGATGACCAATATTCTGGCCAGAGTGGGGAGCCGTCAGGACGCAGGCAGGAGAGGCGTACAGCTATCCAACGCTTGAGCGTTCCAGCTTCCACTTCCTCGATGAGGCGCGATATAGGATCGTCAGAATGAAAGATTGTATTGACCCAAATGATAAAAGCGGTTTTTCCAAGATTGAAAACAACCCTTTTAAGCCAGCGCGAAATTTTATCACGCTGCGAAGGTGAATCAACAGCGTCATCTTTGAGAACATCGTCTAATATAATTAAATCGGGGCGGTGCTGCCTAAAGCGTGTGCCTCGCATCGATGAGCCGGAACCTTTGGCTTGTATGCACGTACCGTTTTTAAGCTCGATACGATCATCGCGCCAGACATCGCCTTTCAAAAAACCAAAATCTTCAAGAATAAACTCGTTTTCTTCAAGCTCGATTTTTATATTGATAAGATTTTCGCGGGCTGAATCGCCTGACGCGCCGATAAGCAGCGCATAACGCTTCTTGCCTGTGAGGATATTCCAAAGCACATAAGCGAATGACCAGCGGACGGTTTTTCCGTGTTCGCGCGGCTCAATAAACATCGCACCTGCAAGGTTGTCTGTCGGTTTTAAAAGGCTGTGATAACGCTCATTAATAAACGGTTTAAGGTTGTTTGCAGTGTCTTTTGAAAGCGATTGTTTGTCCGCGACATCGTATAAAATCTGCTGATATTCGGCTGGATCTGTGAAAAAATAATCAGGCAAATAAGTCTGACAAAAAAATCCAAAATCTTTTTTAGCGCGTTCAATACGTTTTCTTTGCGCTTTGGATTTTTCAATGGCGGAGCGTTCATCGCCTACCAGTTCGGAAATTAGATCGCTCATTTAACAGTATCTCCAAAAGATATAACAAACGATATAAAAGCTAAGAAAAATACCTATGGCTAATATTTCTGCCATTTACTTCACCTTCGCCTCATCGACAATTTTACAGAGGCGTTCTAATAGTTCGCTGTCATGTTGTATTGCTTTTTGAAGCTCTGCTTTTAACTGCGATTTTGCTTTGTCGAGGGCTTTGACTGCGTTGGTGCGGTACTGTGACAGCTTCGCCTGCGCTTGTGTTAATTTTGTTGTGGCGATAATCATTTCGGCGGGGTCTTCAAAGTTGATACTCTCATAGGTTCGTATTTCTTTAGAAATTAACTGCTGTAAATAAATAAGAAGCCCTTCAGCTTGCTCTGTGCCTGGATGATCTTTAAATACTTCCGCCATCGCTTTGGAGATCTCAACGCTTTTTCTGATGTCGGCGATTTCATCCTCTTCTGAACGTAAAACACGACGTATTGCTTCGCGGCTTATTGTGAGTTTTAACCCTTGATTTTGTAAATCCTCATTGGTTTTTTCGGTTACATAAGCTATCGTCTTTTTACCGCTGTCATAATGCTTAATTATTATTTCTTTTAAGCCGAATTGATCCGCTTTGCTTTTCTGTCCCATGATTAACCTCGCTGTATGAGGATGCCGGGATCTTCTTGAATATTTCCGTCTATAAGGTTTAAACCCTTGGGTGTTAACTTATACCATTTAACCTTGTCCTGTGCAAAAACAGGATGCGGTTGTTCTTTTAGCGAAACATAGCCGGTATCAACAAGATATTCAAGTGATGCTCTGATATCTTCAGCTTTGTGGTACTGGAATAAAATACTGAAGAAAGTCTTTTTTTCTATTCCATCAGGATAAACACTTTTAAGAAGATCAAGTATTTTTCCTCGTAAAATATTATCTTTCATTTTATCCCCTTGGTTAAAAATGTAATTATATGTTGAGTAAATGTCATAAAGTTGGTATTAATTAAATCTGACAATCTATTTATTTCGGTCTTCCAACCGGAGAGTTCTCTTAAGAAGAATTCATTTTTTACATAATCATGTTCGACTTTTGTCAATCGTTCGCCGAAATTATTTAAAGTAGCATTGATTTCAGCGCGTAGTGATTCAGCCCGTTCAGCATTTTTTACAGAATCATCTTTTGATTTTTTTATAAGGTATGAAACCAAAAAAATTAGAACGCCCGATACTGCTGTTGGGCACCATGACATTAATAAAGCTATAAAACCTGCCTCCATTATCACTTCCTTTTCAATATTCTAATTGCAATATAAACCAAAATAATTCCGGCAAGACCGATGATGATAAAAAAACGACGTTGCGATTTTATCTTTTCATTCGCCGCTTTTTGTTTCAGTGCCTCGATTTCGCCATTCTTCGACGAAAGAAGGATCAAGTTCTCTCTCTCGAACTCGTTGAATAATGATTCCAATTTGCTGTTCTGTTCCCTGGCTTGTGCTAATTGAGCGTTCGAGTTCTCCGAGTCCTGCCTCAATACGCGCACCTGTGAGAGCCAGCTCAACCTCTCCTGCTCTCTGTTCTGTTTGTATTGCTCGATATCCTGCAGCTCCGTCTCCGATATCAGAAACCATCGTTCCTGTGTTTGTGGCACAGCTTGGGAGTAAACACAAAATGGTAAAAAGCAAAACAGCAAAAACAAGCATTTGAATGAATTGATGGAAAAATTTGTTTTGCACATCCTTACTCCTGATTATTTAAGTTGGAAACTAAAGCTTCCCATCGATTTTGTCCGCCTTCAGGGTTTGCAACCCTGTTATCGACACCAGCTAAATTTGTGACAGGCGTGTAAAATCTGGGACAATCCTTTTTTTGCTCACCATCAAAATGCCTTTCCAGTTCTAAATCCCTGCCGATTTCTTTTCTGATATGCTGCACAAGTTCCTTAAGAGTCTGGATTGTCTTAATACTGAATTCTCCTGCGGTATTCATTGGCACGACTTCGATTCCAATGGATTCATGGTTTCTTGTATCTCCCGAATGCCAGCCGATTTCATCAAGAGGCAAGCATTGCATGCATTCGGTTTCTTTCACGATAAAATGAGCCGAAGCTTGAACGCCGCGCCTATCGCTTCCGTTCTCCCACCAGTTTCTGACACCTGCAGGGCTGTGGTGAGGAAATGGGCCGATCCAATGAATGATTATTTTAGTTAATGCTCTTGAAAACTTGGTACCGCTTCTTGCCCGTTTACCCAATGACAAAAAATTTTGTGTTATTTTCAATTGTTGCCTCCATCATTGATATCAAAGTTAGCTTGCGCTCCTGCCTTGATCTCCATTTTGAGCTGCGCGTTATAAACCGCATTGTCAATGGCACCGCTTAACATAAAAACAATGATTGAAACACCCCAAACACTGCCAACGATATAAAAGAAAACCATTAAGCTTTGCGAAATAGGTTTTACGCTGTCATGCAAAACCATCAGCCAGGAAATAATCCAAACAACCATCAGCGTAGTAACAATAAACGCGATTAATTTATGCTTTAAAAATCCTGTTACAAATTTTGTCCAACACCATTTTTTTGGCGTATCGTCTTCTTTATGGTGATAATGATGTACTTCCGGCGATCCTGAATTTTCTACTGGTTCACTCATACCAAAAAAATAGCAGAGATTCATTTTTAATAATCTAAATGAGATAAAGGGTATTAAGCAGAAAACAACTCCAACTGTGTTAGAGGTTGGAGTTGTTGGAGCAGAACTCTATCAGATCGGCTCGCGCTATACACCATTCGCCGTCCTCGTCCTTCCACGCTGGAAGTCTTTCTGATTTTATCAGACGGTATATAGTCAAGTATGCAACTGAAAAGATTGCCGCCGCTTCCCGGATAGATAAAATTGCTTCCAGGCTCTCTAATTTTTCGTTCAGGATATCGCTTAACATAATCAATCACCGCCTCTTTTAGAAGCCGGCACGCTTTGCCGACCTTGATCGATTCTATTTCTCCCATGAATAGGAGATAATACACTTGATGAAGTTCCATTTGCAGGAACTGTGCTGCTTCCTTTACTGTTAGAAACATAAATCCCCTCCTTAGTGTCAGGATTAAATCCGGCTTTCCAGCAAATATCCCGCAGCGCAAGTATTACATCCGTTGCGGACCGTTTAGGTAAAAATGAAATATCATCGACCTTACCGATGCGCTTAACAATTTTTCTTAAGCTCGCCTCATCTTTAAAACGGCTGGCAAGCAGCCAGAGTCCTTTTATGTAATATTCCTGCTTTTTGCTGATCATGCCTGGAGCACCTGTAACGGTGTTCATTCTCCTACCTGCATGGCTTGTTGACTTAAAACCAAGCGATTGGAATGCGCTCATGACAGTGTTGAACTGCACTTCGTTTTTAATATCTTTCGAGCTTGTAAGCCCCGCGCCGGAAAGAATAGCACGGTATGCGTCATCATCGAGCCCAAGTTGCTTTTTAGCAACGTGAATAATAGAATATTTATTTCTAGTTCGATTAACTGTCATTGAATCCTCCTTCATGTGTAAAATGCCCCGGAAAGGACATCCAGTTCTTTCCGGGTAATTGGTTATAACGCCGCGACATCGAGCGGAATCATTTGATACTCGCCCTTGTCATCACGTTCATAGATTCGCAGATACTGCTTTGTGCCTGTAATCTGTACGCTCTCTGTAATGGCTGTCATCGCTTTGATCCAGTCTTTATCCTGAATGTCCAGGCGGCGCAAACCAAGAACACGAGCTGTAGAAATTTTTCCGGTTTTATCAACCTGGAATGCGTCATTTACAAGAACACGAATCTCGGAGCGGGCGCCGTCGCTCCATTTTTCGATACACTTGCCGATAAGTTCACGCGCTACCTGTAGGCGTTCGTCAAATGTGATGTTATCGTTCATCTGGACAAGCAGCTTATATTTGCCATCGTAAGATAAAAGGGAAATATTGCCTTTTTTACCGCCGAATGTAACGCCGTATTCCTTAGCAGACAATCCTACAAACGAATAAATTTGATCGCGGATTTCCTCTTTGAACTCCGAAAGAATTTGTTTCATCTCCAGAGCTTTAGCGGCAATTAAACGGACAGTCGCATCTCTTTTTTTATCGATGTCCTTTACAAGATTTTCAGGTACCTGCCGCCCTTGGCTGTCGGTCATAAATTTTTGTGTATCGTCAGCCTGTTCACTTTTTTTATTTGGAACATTGTTCCCTTTTGGCTTTGCCATAAAATCCTCCTATGATTTTTTGTATGTACAATCATTGTTACAATGATCTGCAAATGGACATATCCCGCCTTGCATCTTTGCATCCTCTGAATGAGGACATTCTATTTCTGCTCTCATGCTGCTTCTCCTCCGCCGCTCGCGGAATTTTCAGGCACAATCATAAGCACATCACGAAGTATCTGGCGAAGCTGTTTTGTTTCTAAAACAATTTGTTGAAATCGTGATGTCCTACTTACTTCATTAAAAATGCCAGCGTTTGCCAAATTTTCTATTCTTTGTATCTTCGCTTCGATCTTCTCATTGCCTTCTGCCGATAATTCGGTTCTGTGTTTTTTTTCACTCATCCCTGTACCTCCTTTTGCTCACAAGCGGCAAGATAATCCTCTATCGCCGCCTGTGTTTTTTGCGACATGATTTTGTATTCCATGCGCAAATCCGTATCCTGCGGGACATCTTCGCCGAAATGCGCGAATCGTTTACTTATAAGGCTGCCGTCCTTGGCTCGCCTTACAACAATTATTTCCGAGACAGCATCACCTACAGTTCTGTACGTTTGTAACGAAGGATTTGCTGTTGCAGGAACATTAAACAATTCACCAAAATCAAAATTGATTTGTCCGGCATTACCGCCAAGATCCACGCGGTTGTAGCCCTCTTCGCCCGCCGCAGGCGGCGGAGCGATGAGCTTGAGCGATTCGCGCAAGGTTAGACCGTTTAATGCATCAGGGTTGTTTTCATAATGCTTGAAGATTTTTAAGGCGGTCGTAATGCGCTTCTCTGAAAATCCGCTTGCGTCAGCGATTGCCTTTGCGGTTAAACCCTTTGCCTTGTAATTAAAATTACGGATGGCATTTGCAAGAATGTTTCCCGCGTTGTAGTAAGCTTTCGCGGTTTGCAAAACAAGTTTTTCGGCTGCTTTTTCATGCGCATCGATTTCCGCGAAGATTGCGGAAACCTTTTTTGTGTCTCTGATGCCCATGAATGTTAAGCCATTATAAACAGCGTCTTTAGATACAAGTCCTTTAAATACAAGTCCATTATCAGATTCAGGATCACCTGATTTATAACGGTGTTGCTTTGGTAGATGCCTTTTTTGAGCAAGAGCTTTTCCGCTTGGCAGTTTTTTCTTTGTTCTTGTACTCATGCCGCAAGCCCTCCTCTGCGCATAATGAGAGACGCCGCCGATTCAACGATATCGATATCAGGTTCTGTAACATTATTTAATGCCATTGTTTGCTGCATGCGCTCAATAATTTTTACATACTGGCGAATGTCGCTTTTTGATACGTTGTAAATTGCTTCAACGATTTTCCGATTAACTTTTGGCCAAACAGATTCCGCGATAAGCGCGGCGTCACCTCGCGTAAGGCCCGACAGATGAAGATATACACCTATGCGACTTTCCAACTGGCGGTGATCGTTACGAAGGTTTAATATCTGGTGTTTCAAGCGAGGAAGCCCGATCATAACAAGCCCAGACTGCCCAAGGTCGTAAACCAGACGGCGCACAAACTCAAGCGCGTCAGGCCGCAGATAATCAGCTTCATCGAGAATTACAACCATGTCGCGCTCACTTAAAATGTCAGAGACATTTTTAACCAGCGTGTTATATGCCACTCTCATGAAATTAATCGACAACTGCTGCGCTATTTCACAGACGAGCATTTTACGATTCATTCCTGTAACAACATTGATGAGAATTACGCTTTTCGCGTTTTGCTTGGCGTATTCCTTCGCAGCTGTACTCTTTCCTGATCCTGCCTCCGCTACAATGAGAGCGATATCTTTCTCAACATGCGCGATTTGAATTGCGCTTGTGATGCGGCGCAAGTCTTCGGTTTCAACGATTTGAACTTTTTTGCGCTCTCGGCCTTTTTTCTGACGTGCGAGCCATTGGACAATTTCGCCTTCCAATTTTTGCACATCGCCTTTGTACTCATCCTTTAAGAATGCGCTAATTACTGAAGGAGAATAATTCATCTCCCTCGCCGCTTTTGCTTGAGAAATACCCCAGATGTTTAGAGCTTCTTCAAGACGTTCTTTGATTCCCAAATTCATTTAGGACCTCCACGTGTTTAATATGTGTTCCGGACTTGCGTCCAGTACAGAAACATATTTGTTTTTCTTTGCAGGAATATTTTCGGCTCCTGCCGCCATTGGTAATCTTTCAGGCTCTTCCTCTCCGAGCAGCGATTCAAGCGAAGGAAGATTGTCATTGTAAATGTTCATCGCAGTTTCAAGCATGATTTTTTGTTCTGCCGCAATTGCCACTTCGTTCGTTCCCCGTTCTGCAAGGCTTAGAAGCGTATGTTTGCGGACGCTTTCAACACGCTTGATTGCCTGACCGAGATTTTCACCTTCCGCGAAGTAGTCGCCGATGGCGTTACAAATGAACGTGCCATCAATCGCGTATACAGGCATCTCGTTGTCGGTGATGATTTTATTGCGAATAACAACATCCTGACTTGCGTATTGAAGCAGCGCCGGATGATAATAATAGATGCCATGATGCTTGATTCCGTTCCTTCCGCACTTGTGAACTTCGCTGCGGTAAAGAGCTTGCTGCAGTTCTTCCTTTGCTACGTGTCTGATTTGTTCCGGCAGATTTTCCTCGAATACGCGGGACCTTGTTTTGCCGTCCATTCCCTTGCCCTGGCTTTTGAATGTGTCATTGATGTACTCGATCATCGCCGCAGCGGCTTGCAGAAAATACTCCCAAGTTGGAATATCCTCGCGCTTTGCCATGCCGTCAATCGAGCGCCACATAAGCGCGGCATCTTCGGGTCTTGTACTCGTATCAGAGCCGACATAAGAGCCGATATCTTTGGCAAGATATTCTCCCAAAATACGGTAGTATCTTTCCTGCCTGCCTTTCGACTTTGCAGAATATGTTTTTGTAAAGCGTACTTCCGTTCCAAGAGCCGGTAAAACTCCCTGAAAGAACACTTCAACATCTTCGGCGATACCGTCAGGCGTGAACTGTTTGGCTGTTGTCTGGTACCCGTTAATCAGTTTTGAACGGTAATCTTTTCCGTTGTCGAATAACGCCGCTTTCGGTGTGCCATAACGTATGCAGCACATGTAATACGCCGCAATAATCGATAAGCTCGACGGTTTTACAGTCGGGAAGAAACCGACAATTTTTCCGCTGCGATAATCCTGAAAGGTTGTTATCCACGGACGAATCAATTTGCCGCGGTAAAGCACAACGCAATCGAGTACGTGATGATCCGATACAACAAGATCAAGCGAGCGGTACTGATTGATGTTCTGTTCCACATAAGGTAAATACAGATCTTCAAACTGTTTTTTACCGAGGCGGTAATAATCGCGCTCTGCTGGCGGTATGCTTTGAAGAAAGCGTGAAGCCGTCTGGTATGTACAGCGTGAATGCGGATACAGGATCATCAGCTGACGATACGCATGCGACATTGTTGGCTGCGTGTTTTTAAGCCAGAACTGCCGCAGAAGCGATCGTTCAATTGGTGTAAGCGTAACGCCTGCACCGCTCTTTTTTATTCCGTATCGCGGAGCAAGCGCGGCAAGTGCCTGGGTTCCGACACCGCCCGCTTCTTTTTGTTCGCGCAGCCAACGGTAAAGCGTTCGCCCTGATACTTCGCCAAGAGCTTTTTGCAAGTGAACGCTTATTTGTCCTGCGTTGAATGCGTCGCAGAAGTCGGCAGGCTTTAATCCGCTTTGATGATATTCGTAAATTAACGCGCTTCTGTTTTGCGCCGCTTCCCGCGCTTTGTCTGTCAGCTGTGATAAACCGCTCTTGCAATTTTCTTGCGATGCTTCATGCGGCTGTCTGGAAAGAGCAAGACGTACGCCTGACGGCAATCTGTTTTCCAAAAACAATAGTGCGTCGTTATGCTTAACGCAGGGCCAACCTTCAACGCGAGCACGTTTTAATATTTCCTTAGGGCTGACGCATAACGCGCTCGCTATTTTTGATGTTTTGATATAACCTGTCATGCTGCCTTCCCCTTCTGCGATGCTTTTTCGGCTTGACGCATTTTTTTAATTTCATCGGGTGTGCGAAACGGAAAAAGATAATCTGCAGGTTTGCCTAGGTACTTTGCGATAAGTTGCTCTGTACGAGACGATAATCTGCGTCCATTTACAACTTGGGAAACTATTGCCCTTGAAGTTTTTAAGCTTCGAGCTAAATCGCTTATGGTCATATCATTTTCAGCTAATGCGATCAGCACCCTTCGCCGACGTTCATGGTCAATCGGGTACGGTCTACTTCCGAGACCTGAAAATTCACGTAGGGAACTCATAAAACCTCCTTTGTGGTGTTTGTTTGATTAAAGAAAAAAGCCTCTTTGCGTGGTATACTTGTAATCGCCAAAAAACACATATACACGCAAAGGAGGCTAGAGAGACAATGAAATTAGTGAAATGCCAGATTGCTAAAGAATCAGAAACATTTTTTAAATGCCGGGGATGTTTTTCAAAACTTAAAGACACTGGAGAAGACAAAAAACATGGAGGCGAGCC